AAGGATCTGGCAGAGCTTGCCACGGAACTGACGGACCTCAAGAAGACCATCACCCACCAGTAAGCCGGAGTACGCCATGAACCTCATTCCCCAATGGACCCAGCTCTGGAAGATGTACAGCGTTCAGCTGGCCGCTCTGTTGACTCTGCTCAACACCGCCGCCTACTTCTGGCCCGGGTTCCAGGCCTTCGTCGGCCCTGAGCTCTTTGCCGCAGTGAACAGCCTGCTGGCTGCCGGTATCGCTGTAGTGCGCGTGATCCAGCAACCTGCGCTGACAGCCCCAACAGCACCTTAACCGGAAGCATATTTCCGGATAAGACCGAATGAGCTCGTTAAACCGGCACTACATTGCCGATTAATCCCATGGTGACGATATGGCCAGAAAGGTTCACCTCACCGCCTATCACCCATGGTGGTTCCGCCTGTACGTGGTAGGGGTTTACACCTTTGCCTACCTGACAGGGCTTGATGTCGACGACGACAAGCTGCATGCCCAGGGAAGAAGGGCGACCCGGTACCGCGAGATTGAGCCACACGAAGATCAACGCTAGAAGGAATCAAAATGGCTCGCCCAACCAAGTACAAGGCGGAGTTCGCCACTCAGGCGGAGAAGCTTTGCAAGCTTGGGGCAACTGACGATGAGCTTGCAGAGTTCTTCGAGGTCGCAGTGACGACCATTGACAATTGGAAGCGCGATCACAAGCCGTTTTTGGGGGCCATAAAAAAGGGCAAAACCCTGGCGGACGCTGAAGTGGCCAACAAGCTGTTCCATCGTGCAACTGGTTACGGCCATGCCGACGTGGATATCCGAGTGATTGACAACCAGATTGTTCAAACGCAGCTCATCAAGCATTACCCGCCAGATACTGCGGCTGCGATCTTTTGGCTGAAGAACCGGCAGAAAGCCAAATGGCGCGACAAGATCGATCACGGCCTTGAAGGGCCAAACGGCGGCCCAATCGATCACAGTCTGACAATCCAGTTCGTCAAGCCATCCAATGGCAATTGAGTTCCCCGACAAGCTCGCGTTCCTGTTCGAGCCGCACCGTTACAAGGTGGCATACGGCGGGCGGGGTAGCGCGAAGTCATGGAGCTTTGCTCGAGCACTACTGTTGCAGGGCGCGCAGGCACAGAAGCGAGTCCTCTGCACTCGAGAGATTCAGAAGAGCATCGCTGATTCGGTACACAAGCTGCTTGCTGACCAGATCGCTGCCTTAGGGTTGGAATCGTTCTACAACGTCCAGCAGACCTATATCAGGGGCAGGAACGGCACAGAGTTCAGCTTCGCCGGGCTGCAGCAGCACACGATTGACTCGATCAAGTCGTATGAGGGTGTCGACATCGTCTGGGTTGAAGAAGCCCACGCGGTAGGCAAAAAGAGTTGGGACGTGTTGCTCCCGACGATTCGTAAGCCTGGTTCTGAGATCTGGGCAGGTTACAACCCACAGCTTGAGTCTGACGAAACGCATCAGCGCTTTGTGATCAATCCGCCGCCTGACTGCGTGTCAGTGCTGATGAACTACAACGACAACCCCTGGTTCCCGGCAGTGCTCGAACAAGAGCGCTTGCACGCTCAAGCAACCATGAAGCCCGAACAATACGCCCACATCTGGGAAGGACGATGCATGCCAGCAGTCGAAGGCGCCATCTACTTCGAGCAGATGAGCCAGGCCGAGTCGCGCATTGCCAACGTTCCGCACGACGGGCTGCTCAAGACTCACGTCATCTTTGACCTTGGTTGGAATGACGCGATGACGATCATTCTGGCGCAGAAGATGGCCGGCGAGATCCGCCTGATCCACTACATCGAAGGGCACCAACGCACGCTGGCCGAGTACAGCGCCGAGCTCAAAGGCCTGACGCTGGATGGCCAACCGATCAACTGGGGCAACGTCTACCTGCCTCACGACGGGTACGCCAAGCGCCACCAGAGCGGCAAGTCCGACGCCGAAGTGATGGGCCAGCTGGGATGGGCCGTCATGCCAGTGCCGAACATGCACGTCGAGACCGGCATAAACCGCGTTCGCGAGGTCTTCCCTCGCACCTACTTCAACCGTGACCGCACGGGCCGACTGGTGGAGTGCTTGAAGCGCTACCGCCGGCAGATCAATCAGCAGACCAACGAGCCAGGCGCACCACTGCATGACGAATACAGCCACGGGGCTGACGTGATGCGCTACCTCGCCATTGTTGCCGACCAGCTCAGTAACGACGAGTGGGGCGGCCAGCTCAACTATCGCAAGCTCAACAACGCATAAGGGCACGAAATGACAAAGGGTCTGACTCAGGACGAATTGAAAGCCCTGGTCGGGGCCGAGTCACGTCAAGCGCTTGGGTATTCCTCGTCCAGGCTGAGCCAAGCGCGGCAGAAATCGATGTGCTACTACCTCGGCCTGCCGGTGGGGGATCTATCGCCGCCTGAGGTTGATGGGCGGTCTTCTGTGGTATCGACTGACGTGCGCGACACGATCGAGTCGATGCTGCCACAGCTGATGGTCACGTTCGTAGGCTCCGACACGGTGGCCGAGTTCGAGGCGACCAAGCCCGGCGATGAGCAGAAGGCAGAGCAGGCGACCGAATACGTCAACTACCTGTTCTACAAGAAGAACAACGGCCACAAGATCGCCTACACCTGGATGAAGGATGCGTTGCTCCAGAAGAACGGCATCGTCAAAGTCTGGTGGGACACGCGCAACGAAGAGACGCGCGAGGAATACCGCGGACTGTCCGAGGTCGAGCTGATGCAGCTCATGCAAGACGACGAAGTAAAGGTCGTTGAGCAGGAAACTCGCGTCGATGAGGACGATCAGGAGCAGCGCGAGCAGGCCATCATGCAGCTGATGCAGCAGGCCCAAGCCCAGCCGCAGTCCGCGCCGCAGGTCATGCAGCAGATTCAGATGATCGAGGCTCAGCCGCCAAAACTGGTCTACGACGTCGTCTGCAAGCGCACCAAGACCGATGGCAAGGTCTGCATCGAGAACGTGCCGCCTGAAGAGTTCCTGATTTCGCGCAACGCCAAGGATATCGAAACCGCGTCTTTTGTGGCTCACCGCGTGCAGCGCTCCCGGTCCGAGCTGAAGTCCATGGGCTACAAGAACGTGGATCAGCTCACGTCTCAGGACCAAGGCGAGGCGATGAGCTCCGAGCGCATCCAGCGCCTGAGTTGGAACGATGAAGACGCCTATGCAGACAATGACGGTGATGGCGACAAGAGCCAGGACCTGATCTGGGTGCTCGAGGCCTACATGCGCGTGGACTACGACGGTGATGGCATTGCCGAACTGCGCAAGGTCACGCTGGCCGGCAACGAGATGCTGGATAACGAGCCGATCGACATGATCCCGTTCGTGTCCATCACGCCCGTCCCGCTGCCTCATGAGTTCTTCGGCCTGTCCATCGCTGATCTGGCGATGGAGAGCCAGAAGACCAAGACCAGCATCCTGCGCGCCCAGCTCGACAACATGTATCTGACCGTGAACGGGCGGTACTTCGCAGTAGAGAATCAGGTCAATCTTGATGACCTATTGACCTCGCGCCCTGGTGGCGTAGTTCGCGTTAAACAGCTTGGCGCAGTCGGCCGTCTCGATCAAGGCGCCCCGGACATCGGCACGTCATTCCAGATGATGGAATACATGCAGCAGGACTTGGAAAACAAGACCGGCTGGACGCGCTACAGCCAAGGCAATGACGGAGCGGCACTGAACGACACTGCCACCGGGGTCAACGTGCTGACCAACCGCGCCGACATGCGCCTCGACCTGATCGCCCGCAACTTCTCCGAGGGCTACGTCGACCTTTTCAAGTTGATCCTCAAGCTTGTCTGCCAGTACCAGCAGAAAGAACAGATCGTCAAGCTCACTGGTGGCTGGGTACCAATCGACCCACGCGAGTGGAGCAACCAGTTCGACGTCTGCATCAACGTCGGCATTGGCATGGGCAACAAGGATCAGAAGATCCAGCACCTGCAAATGCTCGGCGCCGTGCAGGCTCAAGGTCTGGAGATCGGCATCGCGACCCCAGACAACATCTTCCACGCCGCGTCCGAGATGGCCAAGCAGCTTGGCTTCAAGAACGCCGACAAGTTCTTCACCGACCCATCCAAGCAACCGCCGCAGGACAAGCCTGACCCTGAGCAGCAGAAGGCTCAGGCGCAGATGCAGGTCGAGCAGGCCAAGATCCAGTCGAGCATGCAGATGAAGCAAATGGAGCTTCAGCACAACGCTCAGCTTGACGAGGCCAAGCGCAACCATGAGCTCCAGCTGGAGCAGGCCAAGATGCAGATGCAGGCTCAGGTTGACGCCAATCGTCAGCAGGTCGAGGCCGACCAGAAGACCCTGGAGAGCCAGCAGCAGGCCGAGCTGGATGCCCTGAAAGAGCAGCAGAAGACCGAACAGCTACGCATGCAGCTGGAGTTCGACCAGTGGAAGACCGTGGCGGACAACGAGACCAAGGTCCTTGTCGCGCAAATCCAGGCCCACACCAGCATGAGTAACGCGCAGACCAGCGCAGCCACTAAAGAGGCGCCGGATGGCATCGCTTGAAGAACGCATCTACGACGGCAATAGAGCCCGCGAATGTCTCGAAAACGAGCAGTTCAACTGGGCATTCGAAAGCATTGAGCAGGAGTTGACCAACGCATGGCGAACCTCACCGGCAAGGGACGTGGAGGCAAGGGAAAAGATCTTCCTGTCACTCCAACTCCTGACCAAGTTGAAGGCAGCACTCACGTCGAGCCTGGAGACGGGCAAGTTGGCGGATGCGGAGAAGGTGTACCAGCAATCGCTAATCGACCGCGCCAAAGGGATCTTGCGGCGCTGACCGCCATGCTCACAGGCCGTTCCGTAATCATTCGCAAATGAATCCCACAGGGGACAATCAATGAGCTTGTTTATTCACCGTGCACTCGGCCACTTCCTCATGAACGAATCTGGCGCTGATGGTGGCGACGGTGGTGGTTCGCTTGATGTGAATGGTGGCGCTGCCGCCTTCGCCGCACTGCTGGACCCGCCGAAAGCCTCTGCTGCTGGCGATGAGTCCGATGGACACAGCGACAATCAAGACGCCGCCGATGACGCGGACGTCGATACCGAAGTAGACACCGATGTAGATACAGACAGCGACACCGATGCGGAGCCCCAGACCTTCACCGTCAAGATCGACGGCAAGGAGGTTCAGGTTCCACTCAGCGAGCTGTTGAATGGCTACCAACGTCAGTCTGACTACACCAAGAAGACGATGGAGGCAGCCGAGCAACGCAAAGCAGCAGACGCCGAGACGCAGAAGGCCCAGCAGGAACGCCAGCAATATGCCGGTGAACTCCAGCGCATGGCCGTCCAGCTCGAAGGCGTGTTGGAGCAACAAAGTCAAATCGACTGGCAAGCGCTGATCGACTCAGATCCGGTGGAGTACCTGAAGCAGCAGCAACTCTTTCAACAGAGACAAGCGCTGTATCAGCAAAACACCCAGGAACGCCAAAAGCTCGCTCAGCAGTTCCAGAACGAACAGGCACAAGCCCACCAAAGTTACCTGGCCCAGCAGCAGGAAGACCTCCTCGCCAAGCTCCCGGACTGGAAAGACGATGCCAAGGCCGCAGCCGAAAAAACCGCTATCTCGAAGTTCCTGCAAGAGCAGGGGTTCGGGGATGAGGACATTTCGTCCATTGCCGACCACCGCCACGTGATTATCGCGCGCAAGGCGATGCTCTACGACCAAGTCATGGCCAATGCCAAGTTGCAAGCCAAGAAGGTTCAGGAAGCGCCCCAGCGGGTGGTCAAGCCCGGCGTCACATCCAACGGAAACCCTGACGGCCGCACGGTTGCTGCTAAGAACCATGCGAAGTCGGGCACCGTTGAATCTGCCGCCGCCGTATTCGCTCAATTCCTTTAATTCCGGAGATTCATCATGACTGCACCTACCAATACCTTCCTCACGACTGCCGCGATCGGTAACCGTGAGGACTTGACCGACACCATCTACCGCATTTCCCCGACTGCCACGCCATTCATCTCGCTGGCGGCCAAGGGCACTGCATCCAACACCCTGCACGAATGGCAAACCCAAGATCTGGCGGCGGCTATCACCAACAACGCCCAGGCTGAAGGCGACGACGCGTCGGCCAAGGTCATCACCCCGACCGTGCGCCTGAACAACCGCACCCAGATCTCGACCAAAACCGTGATCGTGTCCGGCACCCAGCAAAGCATGGACACCGCCGGCCGCAAGAACGAAATGGCTTATCAGATGAGCCTGGCCGCCCTGGAACTGCGCCGCGACATGGAAAGCTCGGCTACCCAGCTGGACGTCACTGCCACCGCACCGCGTCAGTCTCGCGGCCTGGTTGGCTGGGTCGTGGACAACGTGAACCGCAACGCCGGCACCCTGGCTTCGTACACCGGCAACACCGGGCGTACCAAGGGCACCGCGATTGCGTTCACCGAGGCCCGCCTCAAAGACGTGCTGCAGAAGTGCTTCACCGCTGGCGGTGATCCTGATTCGATCCTGCTGCCGCCAGGCGCCAAGCAGACCTTCTCCACCTTCACCGGTAACGCCACCCGCTTCGACAAGAGCGAAGACGCCAAGCTGTTTGCCTCGGTCGACGTGTATGTGTCGGACTTCGGCGAACTGAAGGCGATCCCTTCGCGCTTCCAGGACGCGAACGATGTGTTCGTGCTCCAAGCGGACAAGTGGGCCATTTGCTACAAACGCCCATTCGGCAGCGAAGATCTGGCGAAAACCGGTGACGCTGACAAGAAGATGCTGGTTGTTGAGTGGACTGTCGAAGCCCGCGCACCGAAAGCCAACGGCGCGATCTACGACGTCGCCTGATTCTGACGGCAATCACCCAAGGGGAGCTTCGGCTCCCCTTTTCTTTGAGGAGAATTTGATATGCCCATGATCAGACAAAACGCCGACAGTTCGCTCGGCATCGAGGGGGCCGCTGGTGGCGACGGTGGCTTCATTCCGCTGACGCTGAACTACACGGCAACGGTTGTCGACTGCACCATGTTCACCGCTGACCGCCCATACACCGTCAAGGCCATTCGTGGTCGCGTCGATGTAGCTGGCACCGGTGGCGCATGCACAGCAACCATCCGCAAGGTTCCAAGCGGCACCGCACTCACCTCTGGCACCGCGCTGCACACCGGCTCCTTCAACCTGGTTGGTACCGCCGCGACTCAACAAGCGCTGACCTTGTCGACCACTGCCAGTGACCTCCTGCTCGCTGCTGGTGACTCGATCTGCTTCGACCTGACCGGCACTGCGACTTCGGCCGTAGGCGCCATCAGCGTGACTCTCAACCCGGCCTGACCTGACGCCCTTCGGGGCGTTTTTCTTTGGAGTCCGCCCCATGAGCAACACATTGATCAACCCCATCACCGTCACGGTGACGGGCATCACCATTACGACTTCAGTCGCGTCCGCCAGCGCCACGCTGCCCTTGGATTCTGCCGGCAACGTGCCGAAGTACATCCGTGTAGCGGCCACCGCGGCAGCGTGCGTGCGCATCGGCAACGGTACACCTGTCGCGGTTGGCACTGACCTCATGATCGGCCCAGGTGACACCGTCATCCTGGCAACAGGCGGGCTGACAAAGATCGCCGCGATCTGGGTTGCTGCGTCAGGTAACGGTGTGTTCTCCGGCGCTGGAGTCGTTCAAGTTTCCCCGATGGAGAACGCGTGATGCTTGACCTCGATACGAAGTTCCATTTCCACGATGGGAACATGACGGTCCAGCGCACGCAGGACTGTACGCCCATCGCCGAGCACACCAAGGCGCTGCACAACGCCGGCATGCACGGCGGTTCGGAAATGAAGCATGCGGCGAAGATCCCCTTCGTGATCATCGAGGACTATTGCAACAAGCACAACATCACGTTCCACGAGTGCATCGCGAACAAGGAACACATGCGTCGGATGCTGAACGACCCTGATCTGTCCGTGTTCCGGGTGTGGAAGGGCAAAGTATGAGCATCACCAACTACTCCGAACTACAGGCGTCAGTGGCCTCATGGCTGAACCGTGCCGACCTGACGGCGAACATCAACGACTTCATCACCCTGGCTGAATCGCAGCTGAGTCGCGACCTGAAAACCCGGCAGATGGAGCTCAAGGCCACGTTGTCGACGGTTGTCGGGGTCAATACCGTGGCCCTGCCGACGGACATGCTGGAAATGCGCAGGTTTCAGGTAGCTGGCAGCTACAACCAGCCACTGTCGTACCGCACCCCGGACGAACAGAGCATTGACTTTTCGTCCAACTCTTCAGGCCAGCCGATTGTGTTTACGGTGATTGGCGCCAATGCCGAGCTTGCGCCAATCCCTGACGCCATATATTCGCTGGAGCTGACCTATCGTCAGCGCATCCCGGCGCTGTCGGATACCAATACGACCAACTGGTTGCTGACCAACTGGCCTGATGCCTACCTGTGGGCTTCTTTGATAGCCGCGACCCCGTTCATCATGAATGATGCGCGGCTGCCAGTGTGGCAAGGCCTTTACAGCCAGGCGATCAGCGGCATCAACGGCATTGACTGGTACAGCGGCACTACCATGAAGGTGCGTGCGCGATGATCCCGCTGATGGGGTTTGCGCCGGATGCCGACGTGACGGCGCCAGGAGTGCTCTCAACGTGTGCCAACCTGATCCCGTACCAGAATGGCTTGGAAGGCGCACCGGAGCCTGCAACGCCTGCTGCAACGCCTGTGCTTGCCGCCGCGTGCATCGGTGCCGCCGTCGTGTCGAAGCTCGATGACACGCGCAGGATCATTGCGGGCACCACTACCAAGCTTTATGAGCTGCTGGCAGGGGCCTGGACGGACATTGGTCGTGTCGCGGCCTATACCGGTGGCGTAGATACGCGTTGGGCCATCACACAATTCGGCGATGCGACCCTGTGCGCGAACCGCTCCGACGTGATCCAGCGTTCCACCGGTGCCTCATTCTCGGATGTGGCCACCGCTCCAAAGGCCGAGATCCTGTTCACCGTCGGCGCGTTCGTCATGGCGCTGAACACCAACGACGGATCGGAAAAGCCAGATGGATGGCATTGCTGCGCGGCCTTCGATGACACGTCGTGGACGCCGAGTCTTGCAACGCAGGCGACGTCCGGGCGGCTGGTGGCCACTGCGGGCCGGCTCACTGCCGGAATGCGCTTGGGCGAGTACGCCATTGCCTACAAACAGCGCTCGATCTACCTCGGGCAGTACGTCGGCGCTCCGACGGTGTGGAACTGGATTCAGGTGCCAGGTGGGGATGCTGGGTGCGTTGGCAAGGAAGCGATTTGCGATATTGGCGGTGCCCACTTCTTCGTCGGCGACGACAATATCTGGATTTTCGACGGCACGCGTCCAATCCCTGTCGCTGATGGCTACGTTCGCCAGTTCTTCTTCGACAACTCGAACCCGTCCTATCGTTACAAGACGATCTGCGTGTTCGACCGGCAAAAGAACCTGGTCTGGGTGTTCTACCCATCGCTGAGTTCGACAACGCCGGATGCCGCGCTGGTTTACCACATCAACGCCAAGAAATGGGGCGTGGCGAACAGGCCGATTGAGGCCGCGCTCAACTATGTCGCCAATGGCGTGACCATTGATGGGCTTTCTGCAATTTCGTCCACGATCGACGGCTTGTCGTCCTATTCGTTCGACTCCCAATTCTGGCTGGCTGGCGGTAAGTCGATGTCAATTTTCAACACTTCGCACCAGCTTCAGTCGATGACCGGCGTTTCGGTGTCCAGCTCGATGACGACTGGCGAGGTGGGCGACGACGAAGGTGTAACGGCCCTCAACAAGATCCGCCTGCGCTATGCCTTGGCGCCTATGTCGGCCTCTGCGCAAACCTTCATCCAGATGAATGCGGGTGTCGGCTTTACGGCATCCGCAGCCGGCGCCGTGCTGGATGGGAAGTTCGACATGCGGCAGTCGGCGCGCTGGCACAAGGCGACCTTCTATTTCACCGGCCCGGTGCGAGTCACGCACATGGACGCCGATCTGACACCGGCAGGTGGCCGCTGATGAAGACGAACACCACGCCAAGGGTCGGCACCAGTGACCCGGTTCTACAGCGCGAACTGCGCGAGCACGCGACCCAGATCAACCTGCTTTCAGAGGGGCGTATTGCGGGTTTCTACACCGCTCTGACCGCAGCCCCTACCAGTGGGACCTGGATGCAGGGTGATTTCGTCATGAATTCAGCGCCATCAGAGACAGGCCCTGCACTCGGCAAATACTTCATCGAGGGCTGGACATGCCTTGTCTCCGGCACACCAGGCACATGGGTGCCGCGACGAATCCTGACGGGTAACTGATGAACAAACTGATCGTGGTGCCAACGACTCACATCGATTTGGCCTGGAAGCAGGGCGCGCACAATTTGGGCCTGGCCTGTGCCACCTCGGGCGGGGAGATCACGGGAGACCAGCTGAAAATGATGCTGTCCCGCGGCGAGCGCACGCTTGTCCGCATGGATAACGAAACGGCCATCGTCGGCTGGGCCGTTGTTGGCGTCGAGCAATTGCCAAATTTCCGGGTGCTGTACGTCTACGAGCTGTACGCCCCGCACGGGCATTTTGAAGCATTTTTTGATGAGGTTGGGAAGTTGGCCCATGAGTTCGGCTGTTTACGCCTGCGATGCGCTGCCGCTCCCGCCCAAGCACGTCTTTACCGGCAGCGCTGCGGGTTTGCGCCTGTCTACCAAGTCCTGGAGGTCGAACTGTGAACATTGATGCCTTGCACGAACAGCTCAGCGCCGAATTCGGTGGGCCGGCGATTGCCGCACTGCCGGCTTTCAAGGGCGACGTAATGCGCCCTCACAAGGGCGGTGGCGGCTCCAGCACCACCACGCAAAACGTTCCTGACGAGCTGAAGCCACTTGCTACTGCCTATAGCAACAAGGCCATGGCGCTGGGTAACCAGGGCTATCAGGGCTATGGAGGCCAGCAGGTATCAGGCCTGAACAACCTTCAGACCGGAGGCGCAACGGCAATTGCCATGCGGGCATATAACGGCGATCCGCTCATGAACCAGGCCAAGACTACGATGCAGAACAGCCTGGCAAGCGGGAATGCTGCGACGAAGAATGCCTATTCCGGATCGAACCCATACCTACAGCAAAATATCGACGCGGCGCTGGGCGACATCACCCGCAACTACAACGACGCGATCGCGCCAGGCCTAACCACGCAGATGGTCAACTCCGGTTCCTTCGGCAACTCCGGGGCTCAGGCGACCACGCAGAACTCAATGAATGACCTGACCAAGAATCTCGGCAATACCGCGGCAGGCATGCGCATGCAGGACTACACCGCGCAGCAGCAGCTGGCCGAGAGTTATGCCAATCGCAACGACCAGATGAAGTCGCAATACCTGAATCTGGCGCCTACTTACGGTAACCAGGCATACACCGACGCGGCTCAGCTCATGCAGGCCGGACAGATGTTCGATGACAAGGATCAGCAGAATCTGGATGCGCGGTACCAGAGCTATCTGGATGAACAAAACCTGCCTTACAAGCAACTGGCAGCGATGTCTGGCGTGTTTGGCTCGGGCCTTGGCAATACCGCCAGCACCAAGCAATCCGGGGGTGGTAAATGAGTTTCCTTGGCGATGTTGGCAGCTTTGAGATGTTCAACCTTGGCGCCATGGGGAATCAGGTAAAGGACAACCCGGCGCGCCTGTTTTACGGTTCGGCAGACCCTTTCTCTACCAGCATGTGGAACAAGGTGTTGGGCACCAATGATAAGCCGCTGGTTGACCAGTGGGGCGGTGCGGCACCACAGCGTTATGAAGAGGCGCAAGAGGCGGGCATCAACACCGGTCCTGGCAAATCCATGCACAACATCGCCAAGGCCATTGCGTCGGTATTCGCTGGTGGTGCGGGAGCGGGTGCTATGGGCGGGCTGCTCGGCGGTTCTGCTGGTGGCGCCGGTGCAGCAGGTGCGGGAGCGGCCGGGACAACGGCAGCCGGTGCGGGCGCTGGGGCAGGTGCAAGTGCTGGCGCATCAGCCGGCGCAGGTTATGGCATGGGGCAGCCAGTGGTAGCTGGCAGCATGGGGAACGCAGCATACGCAGGGGGCGCGGCCGGGCAATCCCCTGGGCTGCTCAGTACGCTCGGCAGCAACTTGTCTTCCTTCAATACGGCGGCAAAGCCCTACATGGACGCGGCCAGCACTGGTCAAAAGGTTTACGGCCTGCTCAATCAGGGCCAGCAGCAGCCAATCATGGCCGCGACCCCGCAGCAGCCTGGCGGTGGGCCGCAGACCCTTGCCGAAATCTCACAAGGTCAAACCAACCCGCTCATTGCAAGACGGCAAATGCAAGCACAGCAGCGCCGCGCCCAGAGAGGTTACTGAAATGCCTGACATGAATGGGCTTCTTGATTTTGTACAAACCCCCGCAGGGCAGGGGCTTCTGGCGGCTGCATTTGGCGGACTGGCAACGGCTGGCCGTGGTGGGCCAATCAACACGCTTGGCGCTGCGGGTCTGTCCGGGATTGCCGGGTATTCGGCTGCCAGTTCCAACGCCCTGAAGCAGCAGAAGGCCCAGATGCTCCAACAGCAGCGCCAGGCCATCCCAACCCTGTACGGCAAGGACGCGGAAGGCAACTCCACGTTCGACTGGCAGCAAGCCGCGGCGCTCGGGCTGCAACCTGACGACATTGCCAAATACGCGCAGTTGCCCAACGCCACGAAAAGTAAGGTCGCGCGCACCGTTGAAGTGCCGAGTGCCGACGGCGGCAAGCAGACCATGCAGTACGACGAATACGGCCGCCCGGTTGGCCAGGCAATCGACTCCTATGTCGCGCCGCAGCTGGTCGACACTGGCGCCGCCAAGCAGTTCGCCATTCCGAAGGCCGGGCAGAGCTTTGCCATGGGCATGTCGCCGGCTGAGCAGGCTGCCAACGCCAGAGGCTGGGCTGGCGTTAACAACCAGCGTCAGCAGAACAGCATTCTGCAGGACGCAAACAACATCAACCGCATGGGTCAGCGCACGCAAGTTGTGCAGGGTGCTGACGGTACTTACATGTTGATTGACAAGGGGACTGGTGAAGCACGTCCAGCCATGACACAGGGTGGCGGACAAATTCAAGGTGGCCCGGTTGCTGAAGCAGTTGTGAAAAACCAGAAAAACATGGAAAAGCTCGGCGGCCTGATCAACCAGGCGCGCGAAATTTTGCCGGGTGCCACCGGTAGCGGGATTGGCAACTGGCGAGATGAAGCCAACCGTTTTATGGGGAAAACTACCCCTAGCGCGCAGGCAGCGGCAAAGCTTAGCGCTCTCGGCGGCAACATGATGATGATGATGCCGCGTATGGAGGGGCCGCAGTCTGACGCCGACCGGCGAAACTACGAAATGATGGCGGGCCGTATCGGCGACCCAACCGTGCCGGTCGAGGAGAGGCTGGCTGCGCTAGACGTGGTCCAGGAGATCGTTGCGCGCAACGGTGGGCAGTTACCACAATCAGGGGTAATGCAGCCCACGGCGAAACAGGCTCCTATGGCCACTCCACAAGCAGGTGCGTTTGCTGACCCAGACAAAGAAGCCCGATACCAAGAATTTAAGCGACGTCAGGGGCAATAACCATGACCGAACAGGAAGAGTTTGAGTTCCGCGCGCGCTTGGAGCAGGAGCAAGCCACGCAGGCGGCGGCCCCGCAACCAGCTTCACTGTCCCAGATGGCTGCGGTTCCCGCCCAAGGTGCCAAGCAGCCTGCGGCCGCACAAGAACCACCAGACCGGCTGAAGGGGCGCGGCTGGCTGGAGAAGGGCACGCTCGGCGCAGGCAAGGCGGTGGCTGACCTTATGGAGGGGGTCGGCCTTGGCGGAGTATTGTGGCCTCGTGGCTGGCAGCGAGCGCCAGGCGCGGACAGCGATCTGATGTCTGATCCTGCCGGCTTGGTTGGCAATATCGGTGGTCAAGCGGGGCTTGCGTATTTGGGTGGTCGCGGCCTGCAAGCAGGCGGCGCGGCGCTGCAATCGGCAGGCGCGGCGCGCTCCATAATCCCCGGACTTGAGGCCGGCGGCAAGCTGATCCAAGCCGCAGGCAATGCCGTGATCAACCCATCCACATACCGTCAAGCGGCTGGCGCTGGCGCAGCATTTGGGGCGCTTTCGCAGCCAGGCTCTTTACTGGAGCGGACGCAAAACGCAATTGCTGGGGGTGCCGGTGGCGCAGCCGGGCTTGCTGTGGGTCGAGGCATTGGTAATGTGGCTGGTGGCGTCAAGTCACTGTTCACTCCGGCGGCTCCCGTAGAAATGGAAGTCACGGCCAAGCTTGCTCAAAAAGGCATCGACTTCGCCTCGCTACCCAAAGCAGTGAAAGACCAAGTTGTCAGCCTCGGCAAGAAGTCCATGGAAGACGTGGACAACCTTGATGCAACCCAGCTTGGGCGCATGGCAGACTTCAATGCGCTCGGGATTAAGCCGACGAAGGGTTGGCTGAATCGTGACCCTAAACAATGGTGGCAAGAGAACACGCTGAACACCGTTGACGATCAGATGCAAAAACGTTTCGTGGATGCAAACCGGTCGCTGCTGTACGGGGTGCGCAAAGGCGCCGGTGATGCAACGGATTATCAGCGCGGGCAGGTCCTGCAAAAGTCCGTTAGCGACTATGACGCAGGGCTGAAATCGAAGGCAGACAGCCTGTACCAGGCCGCACGAAATACTGCAGGCCGCGACATACCGCTCGACCCGCACAAGTTCGTCAATGACGCATCCGTAGAGCTTGATCAGCAAATGCTTGGCTCGAAACTGCCAGCCGATACCCTGTCTTGGTTCCAGAAGGCCACGGAAGGCAAGGAGCCGTTCGACATGGGAACAGCCATGCAGCGTTTGCAAGCGCTGAATGGCCGGATCTACAGCACCAACGATCGGGCCGAAGCTGTCGCGTTGGGCATCGTTAAGAAGCACCTTATCAATGCGATTGATGGTGGCGAGTCAATCACGACCAGTGCTGCCCCCGGCATGCGCAGCCCTGCTGCTTCCGGTCAACCGTTCACTGCCGCGCACATCGGCGGGAATCCGCGTCTTGCTGGGCCTGAGTCGGCTCAGAATGGCGGTATGGTTCCATTCCAAGGTGGCATTGGCCCTGCAACTGGGGGCGCTGAGCAGGCCGGAGAGCAAACCGCTCCAGGCATTGCCGAGGCATTCCGCTCGGCACGCGCCGCTGCAGCGGATCGTTTCCGCTTTCAGGAGGCAAGCCCGCTGGTAGATAAGATCCTGAAGGGTAACTATGCGCCAGAGGACCTCCCGGACATTGTCGGCAAGATGAAGGTTGACCAGCTCAATGGCTTGTCCCAGCTTGAGAAGGACCGCGGCGTGCCGATCATGAGTTCCCTACAGGATGCTGCCCGTGCCTATATCCGTGACTCGGCAACGCTACAAGGAGAAACTGGAGGCTCGTTCACCATCAACGGTATGCGCAAGGCGCTCGACAAGATCGGGCCTGAAAAGGGCAAGGCGCTGTTTGGCAATGACGGATGGGCTGATTATCAGCGCATCTTGCGCGCTGGTGGCAGCATCATGAACCCTCCGATGAAACCGGCAGGCTCTACCACCGCATCCAATGCCCTGCGCTTCATTCAGGCTATGCCAAAAATCCCCGGGCTCAATGGGCTGCTGAACATGACGGTCACCGCCGCGAGCAAGGCCAAACAGATGGCCGATGTAGGAACCGCGCTCAACCCGCCATTGAGCATGGTGATTCCGAAAAACCCACAGTCAAGCATGCTGCCAATGCTGATGGCACCAGGGCTGCTTGGTATTTCTCAGCAGTAACGGCTAGTCCTCGTCAGGGTTTATGAGGACGAGCTTCCTGACCCTGCTGCCCTTTGGAAGGTACTTCTTGGCCAGGAAGGTCAGAAAGTCTTCCAGCTTGACCAGCAGTTGCACGCCTATGAAGACGCCACCTATCTGAAGCGCTTTCAATAAATGCTCTTCAATCACCTCGACCTCCAAGCCCGCCAATGTGCGGGCTTTTTTATTGGGATGAAAAAACATGCCTATCCCTTCTTCGATCGCTGACCTTTCGCTGACTGCTGGCAGTAACAGCCCGGCAGGATCGGAATCGCCATCGACCATCGATGACTATCTGCGCACCTACGCATCATACATCGCCTTGCTGCGCGATCAGAGGGTGTCTGTCAACGAAACAACCCAGACTATTGCGTCTGCCACGACTACCGACATTGGCGCTGCGACGTCGAACGTCGTCATCATCAGTGGGACAACCACCATTACCGGCCTTGGCACGGTTGCAGCGGGCGCGCGTCGTAGTGTTCGTTTCAGTGGCATCCTGATTCTGACGCACAACCCGGTTGGGCTGATCCTGCCGGGCGGCGCGAATATCACGACGGCTGCGGGGGATTGCGCCGAGTTTCGGAGCCTTGGGAGTGGCAGTTGGGTATGCACCAGCTTTTCCCCTGCCAGCGGCAACTACTACAGGACAAACATCCTCGGCACCGTAAGCCAGGCAAGCGGCGTTCCAACCGGGGCACTGATTGAGGCAGGCTCTAACGCCAGTGGCAACTTCGTGAAGTTCGCCGACGGGTTAATGATCTGTACGCGACTCGTCAACCTCGGGTCTGTTGCTGTTACAACGGCTGTTGGGTCCCTGTTCACCGCCCTTGCTGGTTCGCTGCCATATGCCGCTACGTTTAGCGCTTCGCCTGACGTGACGATCAAGGTAGTGGCACCAAGCGGGGCCATGTGGGCGAGTGGCGGCGCTGCATTCCCTGGAGCATCAGGCACCCAGGTATTTGCTGTTTTAAGCCCTACATCCACCACGGCGACTGTCAGCGTTCAAGTCCTCGCCATCGGGAGGTGGTTCTAATGCGCATCATTCTTGACCCGCAGCGCAGAGACGACCTGCTGGAAGTCGTCAAGGCTGGTGACACTCTGATCGTCAACGGCGAAGAGTTCGACTTTTCGCCGATGGGTGATGGCGACACGTTGCCGGCGGCAGCGATCACCAGCGGTTGGTTCTCAGGCGATGTTGACCGCATCAATGGTGAGCTGGTCATTCGCATGTGGCTGCCAAATCCGTGGAACTACAGCCCAGAACAGGCATTCCCGGTGCCGCTTGAAGATGTGCAGGACGGACCTGTGACTTTCCCGGCCCCGCTGCCTGACCCGGCCCCAGTGGAACCTGAAGAGCCACCAGTAGAAGAGCCTGGCGTGGAGGTGGAAGCATGAATATCGACTGGAGCAAACTCATCACCAAGGCCATGAAGGACGCGGCGAGCGCTGCTGCGGCACTTGCAGCCGCAAAAGCAGTGCTTGCCAGCCATAACGCGCAGGCCGTCTTTCAGATCGCACGCATCCAGGACCGGGTCGATACGCTTGGCTACGGCATCGATATTGGCGAGGCGACCGCAGAGGAAGAAGCGGAGCAGGCTGCGCTGCTGATCAACCTCAAAGCGTGGAAAAGTTACAAGTTCGCGCTGGGCAAAGTCACCGCGCAGCCGGGGTGGTACGCCAATACCATCTGGCCGGTTATTCCGGCAATCCCCGTGATCATTGCCGACCCCCAAGCGGTACAAGCTCCAGCGGAGTAATGTATGCCCATCACCTCGCAGCAACTGCTGCAGATCCTCCCGAACGCCGGCAAGCAAGCCGGCGTTTTTGCGTCTGCGCTGAACCTGGCCATGGACCGGTTCCAGATCAACACGCGGTTGCGCATGGCGGCGTTCATTGCCCAGGTAGGGCATGAGTCGGGCCAGTTCCGGTATGTCAAGGAACTCGGCGGCGACCAGTACCTGAGCAAGTACGACACCGGGCCGCTGGCTAAACGGTTGGGCAATACGCCAGAGGCTGATGGAGACGGGCAGAAGTACCGCGGACGTGGCCTGATTCAGGTAACGGGCCGCGACAACTATTTGGCATGCAGCAAGGCGCTGTTCGGCGATGATCGTCTGTTGCGCACGCCGGAACTGCTTGAGCGGGCCGAGTGGGCATGCAAGTCGGCGGCGTGGTTCTGGAATTCACGCAACCTGAATGCCCTGGCTGACGATGGCGACTTCGAGCGAATTACCCGGCGCATCAACGGCGGGGTGAACGGTTATGCCGAGCGCCTGGCCTTTTACAACACCGCGCTGAAGGTGCTGGCATGACGTCCATCTGGCTGCGAATCCTTCCTTATATAGCTGCGGTGCTGCTGGTCCTTGGCGCGCTGTATGGCGCCTATCACCACGGCGTGAGTGTCACAAACGAGACATGGCAGTCGAAATGGAATGCTCGCGATACACGGGACGCCCAGGCTAAGGCCGAGAATGAGGCGGCAGAGCGCGCCCGTGAGCAGTCCTATCAACAGTCAATCAACAAGGCGATCCAAGATGGTCAACGCACGATCGATCAAGCCACGGCTGATGCTACCGCTGCTCGCGCTTCTGCTGACAGCCTGCGCGGGGCAGCCGACGCCATTGCCGCGCGACTCGCAGCCAGTCAAGCCAGCGGCAATTCCTGCACTGCCGCCGCAAGCCAGGCAGCTACCCGCGCCGCAGTGGTGCTTGCCGACGTGCTCAAGCGGGTTGATCAACGAGCGGGCGACCTGGCTGAAGTTGCTGACCAAGCCAGAGCCAGGGGGGTGACCTGCGAACAAGCCTATGATGGGCTAAGTCGATAAGACTGATCTGCTACTCCAGGACGCCAAACACGCAGAGAAGGCCGAGCACTGCCGACAGCACTGCAATAGCCAGTGCTGCAATTTTTAGCTCTTTCTTCCATGGGTTTATTTTGGGCGGGTCGTTGAACATTGGATCGGGAGTGTAGTTACTCATCACTGCTCCATGAAAGGCGGGTCATTAATGCGGCCGATTGTAGCTGAGATTTGTGGGTTGTGTTCGGTCGGCAGAACGCCGGAGAGGGCTGGTGCAAAAATGGGGGAATCATTGCACCAAAACATGATTAAGCATGTGGCATAGAGTTGCATCAAAAGTGAGGCCCTGAAGGGGTCCGCAGCAAATGCTGCCAATGATCATTGAGTGCGAAAACGGATTCGAAATCCGTTGTACCTTCACCGGTACCTAGGGTTCGAATCCCTATCTCTCCGCCATATTTAAAGGCCCCGAGCGCTTAATAGCCTCGGGGCCTTTTTGTATTTGGGGGAAATCTGGGGGAATGGCTCTTCTTGCGATTCCCCCAAGCACCCGCCAATATCCGCCAATGGCCTATTACGAGAAACGCGGTGACGCCTGGCGAGCCCAGATCCGTCGCAAAGGATATCCGACACTTTCAGCCACCTTCGACACCAAGGCAGAAGCCCAGCGATGGGCCGCCGAGATCGAGGGGGATATGTCACGCTCGCGATTCGTCGACACCCGCGAGGCGGAGAGCACCACGCTTGAAGAAGCCCTGAAGCGCTACGTCAACGAGGTGAGCGAATCGAAGAAAGGATCTGCTCAGGAAAAAGTCCGGGCCAAGAAGTGGCAGAAGTCTGAATACGCCGGCAAGTCCCTGGCCTCGATCCGCTCCAGTGACATGGCCGCTTACCGGGATGCAGAGCTCAAGGCCGGCAAGTCCACAGCCACCGTCCGGTTAAATCTGGCGCTGATCAGCCACCTTTATACGGTCGCGGCGAAGGACTGGGGCATCCAGGGGCTGAAGAACCCGTGCACAGCAATCCGTATGCCGAAGGGAAGCAAGCAGCGAGAGCGCAGGCCGACCACCGCCGAACTAAAGTCGCTGTACAAGCACGCTGGCGACATCAATGCGGAACTGCCAGTGATCATTGAGCTGGCCGTAGAGACGGCTATGCGCCGGTCTGAGCTGGTCATGCTGCGGAAGGATCAAATAAGGGGAAGGGTCGCATTCCTCGAAGACACGAAGAACGGCGAGCGCCGATCAGTCCCGCTATCAACGCGGGCGGCGGAGCTCTTGGAGGGATTGCCTACGCCAATCGATGGCGGCAGGTTCTTTCACTTGAAGCTGGACAGCGTGAGCAACTATTTTGCGCTGGCGTGTGAAGCGGCGAAGATCAAAGACCTCCGCCTTCACGATATGCGCCACGAAGCGACGAGCCGGATGTTCGAGCGTGGGCTTTCCATGATGGAGGTGGCGAGCATCACCGGTCACAAAACTCTGTCGATGCTTCGCCGATACACGCACCTGTGCCCGAGCAACCTCGCCGAGAAGCTGGGGTAGCATCACGCCACCCCGCGCAGTGTCGGCGGTGCCTGCCGCTTCCTGCCAACCTTCGGCGCCTTGTTTTCCCCGTCCCGACATCCCCGCAAGAACTCCCGCACGTCTTCCCGTAGCCAACAATGCCGGCTCCCCATCTTGAATCCCTTCGGCAGCCAGTCGACTCCCCGGCTCAACCCCTGGCGCACCGCCGCTTCCGTGCGGCCGAGCATCCGCCCCAATCCCTCGATGTAGATAATTTCTGATTCGTCCCCCATCTCAACCCTCCTTGCTCATGGCTGCGAGTAGCTCGTCGCACTTCTTCACGACCGAATCCAGATTCGCCTGCCGGAGCGGGCGGTATGTCGCCATGCACTGTCGATGCTCGTCCGCCTCTGAGTTGGCCGAATCACGAAGGGTCTCGAACAACTCAAGATCGCAGAGGACTTTCCCTTCGCGCTCCTTGCGCAACGCCTCATTCTCGGCCGTCAGCCTCAAGATTTCTGCCAAGGCTGCCTGCACATTGCTCGATTCATTCGCCAAGTGCTTGTTGGCGGACTCGTTCTCGGCGATCAGCTCTAGAACTTTATCTTCGCTGACAGCCATCTGCCCAAGCCATCCATGACTACGCAATTCCTTGCATTGCTCGGCCAGCAGTTTCAGTTCGCTGTAGTCGGTCATGGCCTGCGCTCCTCGCAACGGTATATTTTCCCCTCAATCATGAAATCCACTCTCTTGTCGCACATGGCTGCAATTGATTGCTTACCCAGACCGGAGCCGAATCCGGCGGAAACTATGAGGAGCAATGCGCCGGCTAGGATTAATAGGCCGCCGCCTTCAATAATCTTTCTCATTCTTTCACGCTCCCGCCCGCCGCGATGATGGCTTCTTTAATTTCCAGACCGTCGTACATGGTGAAATCACCGCCATCAAACGGTTGAGGCAGCTCTACCACAACACTCGCCTTGCCATCCCTGAACCCGTCCCGCGCCGCATTGGCCATGTCTACGGCGGTGTAGAGCGGAGTAGGCCCGCCGCGCAGGTGCTCGATCATCTTGGCTTGTTCGGCGATCGTGGCTTGGGCTTTGTCATAGACCGATGCAAGAACAACTTCATAATTCCCATAACCAGCCGGTCCGACTGGCCACAGCACCGTGATTCGTTGCACTTCGCTCATATTTTCCTCCACGTAGCAGCCGAAACCCGAGCCCAGCGCTCTTGGGTGACGATGATGAAGTTGCGGATACCCGTCATGACCTTGTGCATCTCGCCGTCGAACTCGACGAAGCTGTCCTTCTTGCGGATGTCCGGTACACGGTCGATGGTGTCGAGCAGCTTGCCCGGGCGACCGTCTGCGTTCTGTTCGTGCACGTCAAAGGTTGCCATGGCGTTCCACCTCAATGCGTTTCTGGATGCCCGCCCGATAGCCTTCCGGCCTCATCGCGGCAGTCCGTTCAATATTGGCGATGACGCGCTCGACGCCACCGAATCGCTGGTCTACTTGGCGCCCGGCCGCGATCAACTGATCAGCCAGGTTCCAGCCTTCTCTTTCTTCAATGCGAGACATATGGATGCTCCGGCCGCGAAGTGCGGCAAGCAGGGGAGTGGGTTATGCGGCTTTCGTGCGGGCGCTGATCTCTTCCGACTCTTTCTCTACCTGCCAGTGCTTAACCTCTTCCCATCCTTCCGGTGGAAGCCAGCACAGATGGTCAAGGTTTCCATCACGGCGCGTGCGCGCGTCTCGCTCTGCTTTATATGCCTCAAGCTCCATAGGATCGACGTCAAGCCATGGCACACTGACGAACCAAACGCTGATAGGCTTGCCGAAGCCCCATAGAGTTGGCGAGTACCATCTAGAGCCATAAAACAGGGCTGGGGAGTTCGGAGTCAGATCTACCAACTTCAGCGCGCTATCAACGGGCGATGGCAGAGGGACCTGAAGAATCGCTGCCCACACATCTTTCCCTTCCGGTGTGTTTTTCCGTGGGACCCATAGGCCGTGCTTTTTAAGAAGTCGAAACGTCTTCTGGCATGGTACGGTTTTGAACTTGAAGCCGGCAAAGCCCCCACTGGATTGCCAAGTCTGGAAGTCTCCCCCGACCTGTTTTGCTACTTTGTCAGCGTGCACAGCCGCACCTGCCATCAAATCCTGCAACCGGTCAATCTCATTAACCATGGGGCCTTCGGTTACGCGGAAGTATCGTTTGTATACGCTCATGGCAATAGAATTCCTCGCCCGCAGTCACCGGCAGGCTTGAGTAGTCAATTAGGGGGTTACAACTGGAGGGATGAAGCTCAGCGGACGTAGAAGAAGTAGAGCCAGACGAGGGCGATCATTGACTCAACTCCCGCTCGGCGACCTTCGCCAGATGGATGATCCGGCACAGGCCGGCGCCGACGATGACCGATGCAAGCGGCCAGTACATGAGAATTTTCAGGATCATTGATTCGGCTCCTTGACCTTGTCGAGGCTGGCGCGGGCCTCCCATGCTTCTTGTGCGATCTGTAGTTTGCCCTTGCGTAGAACTGGAGTGCGGAGCCACCACTTTTCAAACTCGACATTCTCATCCAGCACTACCGATACCGGCGCTGGTGGGGAGGTATCCGGCTTTACGTAACCGCTGTGCTTGTCGGCGTCGTATTCGCAAATGAACGGCTTTTCTGGAAATGCAGGGTCGCCAATGATGTGGCGGAAACAGTCCGCTTCGTATCGCGCTCGATCAGGATATTCGGATCGGTAAACGCAAATCCCCTCTGTAAGGTCGCCCTTGTGAAGAATTACGGTGAAATTCGACTTGCCGTTAGACTCCGGCATAGGACCTTCCCAAACTGTCAACGCCACCGGCTCGCACTTCCCCGCTTCCTGAGCGAGAACGGCGCGGAGTTCTTCGGCTGGGGCGGCGAGCGCTGACTCGATACCGTCCTTTACCCGTGCAGACCAATTTGAAGTGCAGTTTCTGGAGACGATCGTCAATGCTGACTCCGCCAGCTCCCGCGACATGGTTACGGTCTTATCGCTCATGACTTGGCCTCTTCGGGTTTGTTGAGGGCGGCTTCGATGAGCTCCCACTCGTGTTCTTCCAAGGCGCCTCCGTTGTCCTTGACCATTTGAAGAAGCCCGATGGCCGTCACATTCCGCTGATCTATGACTGTGGCTTCGGTCATCGCGGCTCTTATCGATGCGCGAACTTCTTCTCGGTCATCTGAGTTTGGCTCTACTATTTCGCCGACTGAATTAAAGAATTGGTCTTGCAGATAGTGATCGGCCAGATTAAGCAATCTGCTCAGCTCCACATTCCGCCGCTCGGCGTCCGCAAGGCGCTGCTGAAGGTCGTCGCGCTCCAATCGCAACTGGCCACGCTTGTAGTTCACGCCGCGCAACTGTTCTTTGTACGCTGCTCTACTTGTCACCAGCTCTTCCCGCAAAGCAGCGAGTTGGGATTCTGTGGAGGTCAACTGGCCGCGAAGGTCCAGCGCTAATTTTCTAAAATCGACACCGTTACTCATTCCAAAATCTCCAATTGATCAGGCGGTAAACACCGCGTTGTACGTTTCGCGCGGCTCATTGCTGAACCCTCGCCGCCCGAAGCTGACTGTGGAATGTGGAGCGGTGGAAGCCGGTCTTGTACTCGACGTCGATCCAGCGCTTGCCGTGGGCGCGCATGTCCAGAGCCAGGGTCATGTAGTCCGCCGTGAGCTGCTTTGGCTTCCCCTTGTTGCCGAGCACGATCCCGGCATTGTTCAGGTAGCGCACGACGGTCGGGTACGAGCACCCGGCCGCATCGGCAATACTCTCGACCGGGTGCCCGGCCGCGTGCATCGTGAAAATCAGCCCGATCGAGTCAGGCGATAACTTGGCTGTCATGGCTCATTCCTCTGTGCGTGTTCCCGCTGGCGGGCCTTGGAGCACTCTTTGTGGTTGCCGGAGCTGCGGGCCCGCTTGCAGTAGGTGCAGAAAAATCCGAGCTCCAAATAGCCAGCCTTGAGCTTTCCTTTGGACGACATAGGGCCTCCCGGAAGGGTGAGGTTGAATTGGAAGAGGGGTGAATGTCAGGCGGGGCGGGTGCTAATCCATTCGGACTTGGTAGGCGTCATCATCAGCGCCGATGATTGAAATGTTGCGGCGAGCAGCTTCTTCATTAAGTCCACGGCTCGGGCGTCGATCGTTTCCTGATCGCTGGGGAATCGCGGGTAGTTGATCAGGCCGACGACATAGCCGGCCTCTTCGCCGCCGGTATAGATGAACGTGGTTGGCTCTATTGTCACGCATAGGCCTTCACGTAGGCAGTCTTCGCGGATTGCCTGCTTGGCCGCTTCGATTGGGCCGGACAGGTACAGCCGAACCCAGTGTGTGGGCTCAATCAGATGGGTTTGCATTTTGTCTCCTCACTCAGTCGCCGCAGAAGCAGTCGATATCTTCGGCGAGATAGTCGAAATCGAAGTCGGTTTGCCTGGAGCGTTGCTCCGCTGACCATCCCATCGTTTTGTAATCTGCTCGGTCTTGGCGGAATACCTGGCCGAAGCGTTCTTCGGTGCCCGACCACCAGATCACACGCGACGGCTCTTCGATGATGGTTTTTATCAGCTTCCCTTCGCTCTTCTTCCAGCAAAGGTCGCAGTTGCCGAAGTCTGAGTCCATGCCAAGATCGAACGGCTGGGCCTTCCAGAACTCTGCTACATCCTCCTTCGTGATGCCGGCGGTGTAGGAGGGGCAAAGGTTTTCCCAGCGTGTACCGCCGCGGTCGTTGGCAGCCATCATGCGGTGATAGCGTTTAGGCTCGTCATAGCGGATGCCGACAACGCAGTCCCACTCGTCGTAGCCCAGGGCGCGCATGTGCTTCTCGCCTATTTTCACCTTTAGGTACGCCGTGCACATGTTGTTTGAGAAGTTCGGCAACACCGGTGGAAGGTTCTTTACGTCTTTTCGGTATGCCGCGTAGTACTCGAGCATCATCGTGAAGGGCTCACCGTTACGGCTGGCCGTCTCGAAATTCACCAGTTTGTACCACGGGGCATCATCTGGCTGGCCGTACACTCTGCACCACTCCATCCATACGACCGGAACATCCCATCGCTTTGAAATCTGATCTACGAATATCAGGGTTTCTTCGCGCTCTTTGCCTGTGTTCTGGAAGAAGAAGTGAACATCTGGCGGCAGCTTGAAGTTGTGAGCCTCTAATATCATCCGGCCCATATGGGCGCTGGTTCGGCCGCCGCTAAGCCCGATCTGGGCAGGGCCGGTGATCAAGTAGGGATTCATTTTTACTCCAGTCAGGCGCCGCCCTCCAATGACTGGATGCGACAGATGGGTTGGTTTACTGCTGCTTGGCGAAGAAGGCCGGATGAGGCCCTGCTATGCGCTTCGGATAGTCGATATCGAACTTGTCCAGCAGCATTTTGAAGGTTCTGAACGTGACGCCGAGTTGAATCGCGGCCTGGTTGCGGGATAGGCCGACTGCCTTGAAGGCGTTGATGCGTTCGGCGTATTTCGCGGCCTTCTCGTCGTTGATGCGCGGAGCTCTTGGCTGCCCACCATTGGGTGCTGGCACGAAGTGGAATCCACCCTCTACGGCGATGCGCTGGAGTGAGCGCCGAGGTATCCCGGTCTGCTCAACCGCCTGTGCGTAGGTCATGGTCTGGGCCAGCTTGCGGATACGTTCGATATGGTCGGCCTTATCCTTGGTCCGTTGAGCGATCCGTTCCTCACGCTCAATGTCGCGCCGGGTGATCTTGTCCATGTAGACCGTTTCGGTGGCGGGCGTCTTTGCAGCTGGCTTTGCAGCTTTCAAGGTTGGCGGCGGTTCATTCCTCGCTGGTGGAGGCTTGAAGCTCGGCCCCTGCAAGACCTCAATAGTCCCTCCTTTTCCGAGATAGGCCTCCATTTGCAGGGCCAGAGCATGGCGCTGCGGGTCCAGCTCCTTGACCATGTTCAGATCGTTGCTGATGTAGGCGTTCATGGATGATCACCGTGGAATGCTTGCCAGTGTGGTTTGCACCAGCTCAAGGAATTTGGCGCGGCGTTCTTCGAGGCGTTTCAGTTCGTCTTTGAAGTCGTCGCGGGTCGATCGGTAGACGATAAGCTGGCTGGCCTCGGGGAATTCGGAGCAGAAGCTGACGAAGTCGACCCAGTCGCGGCCGGTGCAATCAAGATGGCTGACGATCTGCCAGCGGTAAGCCGGATCAAATGAGTTTCGCTTGAGTGTCGCGTAATGCACGGCGGCTGTGACGCACTTGATCTCAAGCACCCCGTCAGTGCCTATTAGACCGTCTGGTGAGTCGCCATGGTCGCCACAGTCGAAGAACCCGCCATTGGTGACGGTTACGAACTCGGCGTCCTCGTAGTTCATCCTGGCGATTGGTTCTTGCTCATGCCCGCGCTCGGTATGGTCGTTGGAAAAGCTGAACTCAGCCTTGCGCCCGGTGGCGATCTCCAGCGCGATCTGCAAGGCGTACTTCTTGGCCGGTTCACCGAATGCACCATCACCGTTTGCCATAAAGCAGCCAGCATTTGATGCGGTTGCCTTGCCGATCCGCAGCCCCATCCAGACATCCGTGTTCTGCTCAACGTCATGCCACTGCCGATTCATCGCTGCACTCCCTGATCAGTTGCTGCTGGTGTTCGTCAGTCATGGAGTAGCGGGCGAGCACTGCATCGAGGTTGCCGTCTCGCTTGTATGCGGCTTTGGCATTGGCCCACGGCCTTACGACTTCCGGTGTCAACCATGCAACCGTAGGGGCCTTCGGGCTGATCCGCAGCCCTTCCATCACCTCACGGCCGAACTTAACGTTCGAATCCACGTAGACGCTGATCTTCACGCCTACCCAGTCTTCAATGAATGGAGAGCCGGTCAGCGCCTTCATCGTCTTGCTGTTGGTTACGTTCAGGATCATCGGCTTCAGCTTCTCGCCCGGGCGGATCTCGCGCTCGGCGAAGTAGGCCGTGTTAAATAGATCCTTGGTCTTCTTCGTCTTATCGATCTCCAGCTTTACGTGCGACACCGTGAAGGTCATGTAGCCAACGATGTCGGCGCTGCTCAGGTAAGGGCTGTTGAAGGCCTTCTTGAAGTGAGTTTTCGTTTCATCGTTCACGATGATCCTCCCCGCCATGCAGGCGGCGTATGAGTTCGAGTTAAGAGGTGAGCTGGCCGACGTAGGCGCTGGCCAGCATTACGAAGGTGGTGCCGATGAGGACGATGGCTGATCCTCGGAGCATGTAGATGCGTTTGGCTCGCTGGTAGGAGGTCATCGCGTCACCATCACAGGAAGGCTGATCTGCCGAGGCTCGCCGTTCTCTTTGAACAGGCTGTGCTGAAGCATCAGGATGCAAAGTCCGGCGGCGAGAATCCAGAAGAGTGGTTTCATCTCATTGCCCCTTGTACTGGATCGGCACGAAGGTGAACTGGTCTTGCCCGTGGCAGTGGACATACCAGTACTCCATGTCGATTCGGTTCATCAGTTCCTGGAAGGTGTAGACGCGGGTGGCGAGGCGTTTCATGGCTTCACCTGCAATCTGTAGCCAGCGTCGTACAGAGCCTGACAGCCGTCTTTGACGTGGCCTTCATAGTTCGACTTGTAGACTGCTGCCATTTCGTCGATTGCCTTCAGTCGCTCTTCCGCCGCGATCTGCTCGGGCGTGCGGATTGGGCGGAACATCGGCAGGCCGTCTTCCAAGCGCTGATTGCACTCGCGAAGTGAGCCAATCCCGCCACCCTGGATCACTCGGAATTGAGCCCTTTCCTCGTCATGCGACAGAACTTTAACCCGGACGTAAACGATTTTGTCTGACCATTGCCACAGGTACTCGCACACCGTCCCAACAGGCGGCAGGCCTTCGCCGGTCCATTCGCGCTTAACTGCATTCTCAGGCAGACCGAACGGACCTGGCTGCCAACCACCACACCCAAAACTTGTTCCAACAGCCCAGCACTGATATTTGCTGCTTCCGGGTGCAATTGGTTTCCACCATGCTTGATATTTGCTGCGATCTTTATTTCCCGGACTAAAGTGCGTGGCCCCTTCCGGCGCATCGTTCCAATCGATGTTCATCAGCTAATCCTCACAACCAGCATGCCGCGCCGGGTCTGAACCTTGATGCGCTGAGGCAAATCAGCGACCAGAAAAAAGCCCTGACGATTCAGGGCCTCAGTCATTGCTTTGGCGTTTCTCGCGATGATGGTCATGCTGCGCTCCCTGGCCGCTGCGCCAGTGCGCTGTTCAGCCGTTTGCAGTAATGGTGAAACTCGTCGACCGTGATCCTGCTGGCCTCCATGAAGGCAGTGATGTTGCGCATCACCAGCACTTCGTAGTGGGCCGGGCAGTCGGGGCGGGGCAGCACGTCGAGGTCTTCGTCGAGCGCAATGTGCGGACTGAATGTCATAGGTCTGCATCCTCTGCTTGGGCAAGCAGCGCATCCCGCGCCATAGGGCGCAGAAGCTCGACCGCGATACTGCGAAGAGTCTCGTCAGGGTCAGCGCTGTTCAACGCCTCGTTTGCCGCTGTGGCGGCTTCAGACGATGATTTGCAGCGTGCGTGCATGATCAGGCGGCCAATCACTGAGTTGCTCATGCCAGGCGCCGAGAACTGCTCGGAGACGTGCTCGTCGATTGCCAGCGCAAATCGCTCAAAGCTGACACCCTGCGGACTGTGGAGGCGGCGCTTGAACTGCACGTCGCGGCGATTCATTAAGTGCTCGACAGCATCATCCAGCCAAGACTGTTCGGCTGGCGTGCAAGGAATGATTGCCTTGCCAATGCGTGGCAGGCTGTGTGCCGCTGCGTTCATGTTCGCCTCCAGAGTGGCGGGGTTATTCGGTGGGAATGGCTGGGAGCGGCATCCAGTGGCTTGGATCGCCGTACCAAAAGCACCAGCCGAGCGTTTCGTCATGCAGCCATTCAGTGACTTGCATCTGGCCGTACTCGAACAGACAGAGGTAATCGCGCTTCTCGCCTTCTGGCGGAAGCCTGTCGCTGCACTTGATCCATTCGCTCATGCGATATACCCGCCCGGCATAGTGGTAACGACCTTCTTGGCGACAGGGTCATGCATACGGCCTTTGGCGCAGTCGTGGACGTCGGGGCGGGGCTTGCGGGGAATTCTTGGGGTGCGTTTCATGGCATGGCACTCGATAGAGCAATAAAAAGCCGACTCGAAAGCCGGCTTTACCTTCCCTACATAACGAGCGGACGCATGGGGCGTCGGATCGTGGCTGTCTGTTACATGGCTGCAAATCCTCCGCGTTGCGCTGTATGAGAATGACCACTGAAGCAAACCGCTTTGCAATCACGGCGCTGGCATTGTCACAGTGGTCATTCCGATACAGCCTCTCCATCACCATGGAGATATCGGGCCATTTGCGTCTGGCAGACGTGCACGGAGAGGGTTATTCAGTTACGGCGATCACGGTCTTGATGCCCATCGCAAACGATTCAGGGCTTACCCAATCGCCGTAACTGTCTTTCGTCGCCCAAGTGGTTCCGTTTTTATCCATCAGGCGATTGGAAAATTGAGAGACCTCGATTTGATCGCGGTACTTGATCAGCTTGCCTTTGGTGTCGTACATGCCGATGACTTTCATCACGCTTACTCCTTCGTGGCTTTCGAATGCCTCCCGGGGTGTGAGAGGCATTTGTAAAGCCAGATGGCGATCCTGAAACAGCAGGAAGCCATCTGATATCCGGTCGCTCTCTACTGGAGGCAGCGACTGGGTGTTGCGTCAGGTTGTCGATGTAGGTGGCCTCTTTGCGAGGAATTTTGCTTCGTCCACATCCTTCAGCCAACTCGTCGAATTGGCTGAGGTGATGCTTCATCGCTTGTCGAATCCTTGAACGCCGCCGCGGGCATTGACCAGAGATTCGATCACTTCCTTCGGCACGTAGCCAAAAACAGAAGAAGTTTGATCGCCTTGGCCGTCCTGATATGCCGCCAGTTCATCCATGTGAGCGGATGGGAAACCAACTTCAAATTCGTAGTACTGGTCGTAGTCATCAAAGTCGCAGCGCGGCGCGCAGTAGTGACCTTCGGATGCCTGGATTGACAGGCTGCTCCCATCGACCAGCAACAAGCGTGTGGTCATTTCCCGCCACTCTGCGTCGCGACCTTCCTGCATCCATTCAGTGAAATGCTTGTTCATCGTCTTGCCCTCCGTTGATTTCCAATGCCGCCTCATCGAAGCGGCATCAGTAAATCTGTGGGTTCCGTTCTGCTTAAAGAACTTGGTTTCAGTCGGTCCTCGGGGAGAGGGCTGAGAGATCACTTCGCTGATCCCGTGCTATCTGGCGGCTTCACCAGTCGTGTGGCGGTCCCTTTCAGGTCCTGGCGAACTCTGTGTTAGCCGTTCATGGCTCTAAAGTTATGCGTATACGGTTATCTCGTCAAGCCGTATTCGACTATTTTTTCAAAAATATTCGTATGCGGTTTTCGGCTGGCGACAAAAAGCCCGCGCTAGGCGGGCTCCGTTGGACCTTCTATTCTACCTGCGCCTCATCCATGAGCCTGTAACCACACCGCATATCTTCGTTTCTTCCGGCATCTGTATATAGCGGTCCGGGAAATCCGGGTTGAGCGCCATGAGATATGTGCCGTCTTCTGTTATCTGTAGCCTCTTAAACGTCGTCTTCCTGTCAGGCTCTGGCGTTCGTATCACTACATCGCTGTTGTGCCTGGCCTCTACTTCCGGATCCACCAGAATGATTTCTCCGTCCCTGTACTCCGGCCACATGCTCAGTCCCTTTATCTGCAAACAGAAAGAACTGGAGCTGTGCGAGTAGGGGCATTGCAGCCATTCCTCGGCGTCGTGTTTCTCAAGCAGGTCAAAACTTTCGTCTAGCATCCCGGCTGCTACCCATGAAATCAAAGGTACTGGATTGTAAAGGCCATGCCCGGAACTGACATTTGAGCCTTCTCCCTTTAGGCGATCGATAAGGCCTGCATCCAGCAAGTCTTGCGCCTCGATCTTGAACGCCTTGGCCAGACTATGCACCGTGCTGATCCCCGCATCAGATTCTTCTCTAAGCGTGCGACCAATGGTCGGCTGACCGATACCTGATTTATCGGCCAGCTTCTGCTGCGTGTCCAGGTTGGCGTTGCTCGCCATCAAGAACTTCAGGTTGTTGGCCAAAATTTGGCGTATCGAAAGCATCGTCTGACCCCTAATCCATATACGGCTTAGCATCGCATTAATCAATAGTCGTTTGCGGCTTGACCAAATTATTCGTATACGGCTAGGATATGCATGAATGACTCATAAAAGGTTTTCCCCATGTCCGTAGCCAATTTTCAAAACGACTTGCTCGGCTTCATCAAGGACGAGCTCCTCAGCCGCCGCGGTGAATGGCGGGAGATCAGCGAGGCCGCCCAGGTCCCGTACTTCACGATGAGCAAGATTTCCAACGGGGCCACCAAGGACCCGCGCATCAGCTCCGTTCAGGCGCTGACCAACTATTTCCTGCAGCACCCAAAAGCCGCCTAACCAATTTCTGAAGCCAGGAGCAACACCGATATGTACGACAACAACCGACACCTGAAGGATCGGGAAATCAAGTCTCGCTATGACGACGAGACGTACGAGGCCCTGAAAGCAGTAGCTCGCCTGCACAAGTTGCAGCTCGCCGTCTTCGTGCGCATGTGCGTCGAAGAAAAATTGGAAAGCATCGTTGAACAGGATGTTACCGCTCAACGCGATATGGCCTGAAGTCCCGAAGGAGGCCGCCGTGCCTGAAAACATGATCTGCCATGGGATCGATGGGCAGCTCTACGAAAAGCTTGAGCGACTGGCAAAACAAGAAGGAATCACGCCAGAGGAATACGCCGCACGCCTTTGTAGAGAAGCGCTTATCGAGAAGACCAGGCCAAAGGGAGCGAAAAAACTTCGACTCCTACCAGTAACAAAGCGTGATCCCAAGCGGGACTCAAAAGGGCCTGAAAAGGCAAGGGGAGGGACTGATGAAGACCTCGAATAGCTGGACCGCCAGAGCGCAGACGAAAAAAAACCACCTGGCCGGGTGGTTTCTCTGCTGCTCACTGCAAAAAACTCTGTGAGTCCGATTATGCATACCTCAAACACAGTTGTACAGGGCCTGAATAGTCTGCCGCGAAAATTCAAAGGCGTATGGATTCCTGCTGACCTTTGGATGAACCGCGAGCTGTCTATCACTGACAAGGTGATGCTGGTAGAGATCAGCAGCCTTGAGAGTGATGATCGCGGCTGCTATGCCTCTAATGCCCATTTCGCAAAATTCTTTGACCTGTCGGTAAAGCGCGTATCGAACATCATTAACGATCTCGCCCGCGACGGGATTCTGAGCGTCAGCCTTATTCGTGAAGGCAATCGAGTGGTCGAGCGCCAGCTGCGCATTATGACCCCTCTCGAAAACTTCCATACCCCTCTCGAAAACGAGGCGAACCCCTCTCGGAAAGGTAACGAACCCCCTCTCGGAAAGGTTAAGGGAAGTAATACAAAGATCTTGAGTAATACAAAGAGGGAGAATGGCGCTGGCGCGCCAACAAATTACCACTCCTTTGTAGAGTTCAATGGCGAAGATTTCAGCGTCTCCGATGACCTGATTACTAAATGGTCCTTGGCTTACTCACCGGTTGATGTAGAGGCCGAAATCGTTCGTGCCGCAGCTTGGGCAAGCGGAAGCCCTACCAAGAAAGACTGGCGCAGGTTCTTGGTCAACTGGCTTGGTCGCGCTCACAAGAAGTCCGGCAGCGCGGTCGACGAGTCCAATATCCCTGTCGACCAGATCATCGCCCTCTATCACAAAGTCTGCCCCAACCTGCCGGTCGTAACCGTGCCAGGCGACAAGGTGCTGCGCTCAATGATCGTCGAGCGCTGGAATGAGTCTCCAGACCACCAAAGCGGACAAAACTTCTGGCTCGGGTTTTTCCAGAAGGCGAATAGCCGCAATCAGGTTTTCTTCCGCGGTCAAAACGTGGCTCCAAGGCTTGAGGCCCTGGTTAGTCGCGCAGTCTTCCGCGAGATCTCGGAGGCAGCGCAATGATGGAACTCAAAAGTCTTGAGGCAGAGCACGGCGTCTTAGGAGCCATGCTCAAGCAGCCGCACCTGATCGACGTCCTCAGTGAAGAGCTTTCGGCGGATGCCTTTGCCTGGGAGGACAACGCTGAGTTGTTCCGCCTGATGCTGGAGTTGCACGCAGACGGCCAGCCGGTTGACGTTGTAACCCTGAACGACCGCCGTTCCGCTTTGAGCAGTGGCGTGCGGGTGATGGCCTATGCCGCCGAAATACAGTCCAACACCCCTAGCGTTGCCAATGCCAAGGTCTACGCCAAGATCATCCGTGAGCGCGCCGTCTGCCGGCTGATGTCGGCGGCCGCTGCGCGCATCAATGAGGTGGCTCACGAGCAGTCCGGCGTCGAGGACAAGATCTCGCAGGCGCAGTCGATCATTCTCGGGCTGGATTCGAGCGGCAGCGACGGCGAGTGCCAGATGATCGGCGACATCCTCTCCGAACACATCGAGGTACTGCAGCAGCGTCTGGACCGGTTCGAGAACGGGATAATCATGGATGGCCTCGGGTCTGGTCTTCCGGATCTCGACGGCTACACGCAGGGCATGAAGCCTGGCCAGATGATCGTAGTTGCTGGTCGTCCTGCGATGGGCAAGACCACGCTGGCCATGAACATCGCCGCAGACGTGGCTATCAACCAGCACAAGCCTGTTCTGGTGATAAGCCTGGAGATGAGCAAGACCCAGCTCATGGACCGCCTGCTCGCTGCTGTAGGCGGCATCCCTCTGCCATCGCTGAAAACTGGCGTGTGCTCCAGCGACAACTCATCCGAACTGGCCATGGCTGCACTCCGACTCCGGGACGCGCCGATCGCCGTGTCTGATGTCCCGGTAATGACGATGCCGCGCATTCGGTCGATTGCTCGACGCCAGTCTCACCGCATGGGCGGCCTTAGCCTGGTGGTCATTGACTATCTCGGCCTGGTTGAAGGCGATGGCAACGGTCGGACTGAGGACGTCACCGCCATGTCGCGTCAGATCAAGCTGCTGGCCCGCGAGCTCGACTGTCCGGTGATCGTCCTCTCCCAGCTCAACCGCAGCTGCGAGTCACGCCCTGATAAGCGCCCGGTCCTAAGTGATCTGCGTGAGTCTGGCGCCATCGAGCAGGACGCCGACATCGTGATGTTTGTCTACCGCGATGAGGTTTACCACCCGAACACCATGGACAAAGGAATTGCCGAAATCCTGATCAGGAAAAACCGTGACGGCGAGATCGGCATGGTGCCGGCCGCGTTCCAGGGCAACCGCTCACGCTTCCTCCCATTGGCCAGCCATGCGCGCGCTAGCAACGTCGTGTCGGTGAACTTCTGATGAGAGAGCGCAGAACGGTTTACCACCACAACGGGTACAGGCTCCGGTCTTACACAGAACTGCTGTGGGCTCGGGTGCTTGAAGCTGCCGACATTTTCTACCTCTACGAGCCTGACCTGATCCGCGTTGACGATGGCTTCTACCTGCCAGATTTCTGGCTGCCGAACGTCGGTATCTACGTGGAAGTGAAGGGCGACTGGCCGACCGAAGATGAAATTCAGAAAGCGGACGCGGTCATAGACCGCACCGGGCGCGAAGTTGTTTTCCTCTGCGGCAAGCCCGAGTCCGATACGGAGAGCCTGCACAACTGCGGGATGTACGCCCGCGGTGCTGCCGGCTGGCATAGCAACATTTCCCCATCTGACCTTCACCGCCTGGTTCGTGATCATGTCGGCTTGCTCACCTGGGGCCGCATTCGGGCTGCGGTGCAGGACGACGACATGGATTGGGTACGCCCTGTCGGCGATTTGATCGAAGAGTTCTTCCTGAAAAACGCCACACGCGCAGACATGGAGAAAGTTCTGCGATCCACCCACGCAGAGGCGAATCAGGAGCGGCTGGCAATCGTGCGCGACATCTCTATTTGTGAGCGGGGCTTGAAATGGTTCCTCGATCGCCAGGAATTCAGAAAATCTAAAGGAGCCGCGGCATGAGCGACATTTGCGACGACGCCGACATCGTAATCGAACAAATCCGTGAGCAAGCGCTTGCCCAGATCCCCCGTTACACCGGCATCAGCGCCGAAGAGTGCGAAGAGTGCGGCGAGAACATACCGGAAGGCCGTCGCCAGGCTATTCCGGGGGTGCAGCTGTGCGTGGGTTGTGCTGAGCGGGTGGCGTTGGTGAATGGGGGTGTTCGCCGTGGTTAATCCGATGAAAGTCTCCCAGTTGGTTTTGGCTTTGGCCTGTTTCGCCGCCGGGACAGTGATCTTGGTGTTTGCGACAGACGCGGTCGGATACGGCTTGAGTGCCTATCAGTTCGCTTCTTCCGGGCTGATGGTGTGGCAGGGGAGGCTGTGGAAATGAGTGAATTCCCTCTCCGCAGCCAGCAAGACGTCACCCGGATCATGGGCTACCTGCACGCGACCGACTTCAGCAAGCCGAAGATGGTGGTGATCAAGGACGCGGATCGGTCCGGCGACCAGAACGCCAAGCTGCACGCCATGTTGACCGATATCGCCAAGCAGGTTCGCCACGCCGACAAGGAATGGTCAGTGCTGATCTGGAAACGCCTCCTGACGGCCGCATGGCTTCGTGAGGCTGGCGATCAGCCGCAACTGATACCAGCGCTCGACGGGCATGGCTTCGACGTCATCTACGAGCGCACAAGCAAGATGAGCGTGAAGCAGTGCGCTGACCTGATTACCTGGATCGAGGCGTTCGGATCTGAGCATGGGGTCCGCTGGACGCAGAAGGACAACTGGGGAGGACGGTACTGATGAAACTCTCATCGAAACTCTGGTGTTTCGTCGGCGTTCACGAGTGGAAGATCATCGACCAAGGCCCTTATCGGCTGACCTACGTCGATAGCAATGAATCCAAGAACGGCAAATGGTTCAGTTTGCAATGTCAATCTTGCGGCGACGTGAAGATGCGGAGGTGCGTGTGAGCCTTACATCCAAACAACCACGCCCAAAGACCTGCATCAACGAAGAGTGCAGGGCCTCATTCGTGCCGCAACGCCTCGGTCAGAAGGTCTGCAGCCCAGCCTGTGGACTGGCAACCAAGGACGTGAACGCTGACAAGGCTCGCAAGGCCCTTGCCGACGTAGGCCGCAAGGAGCTGAGAGCGGCCAAGGAGCGCGTTAAGCCGAAGGGGCAGTACATGCGCGAGGCACAGACCGCATTCAACGCCTGGGTGCGTGAGCGTGACGCCGAGCTGCCATGCATCAGCTGTGGTCGTCATCACCAGGGCAAGTACGACGCTGGGCACTATCGAACCGTCGGCAGCAACCCTGCGCTGCGCTTCGAGCCGCTCAACTGCCACCGCCAGTGCTCGCCCTGCAATACCCATAAGTCCGGCGACATCGTGAACTACCGCATTGAGCTGGTGAAGCGCATCGGCGCCGAGCTCGTTGAATGGTTAGAAGGCCCGCATGAACCCAAGCGCTACACCATCGAAGACCTCAAGGCCATTACCGCCGAATACCGCGCCAAGACCCGTGAACTCAGGAGAGCAGCATGATCCTTCACCTCTATTTCGGTTTCATGTTGGTTATCTGTGGCGGGTGCCTTGAGGGGATTCGCCGGTTGCTACGTCGGGAGCGGATGGCTCTGGGGATTCGGCCATGAACTGGAAGGGCGTCAGCACCAACTGCCTCTCATCCGACGAGGGCTATCTGGTCAGCCGGTACCGGATGCAGAACGGGAGCGCTTTCATCGCCCGCACGCCGCAGCCCGAGGCCAAGATTCTGTACTCAGGAGAGCACGAGAAAAGCGCCAAAGCGGCATGCGTAAACCATTTTGAATCTACACAGGGGAAGGCGGCATGAAGGCTCACGAATTTCTCGGTAAGGCCCAGGCTCTCATGCTGGAACGCGGCCAACAGTACGACAAGCCAGAAGGCGAGCGCAGCATGGGGACTGCTGTGTTGGCGTTCAACACCATCACCGGTCAACTGATCAGCGAGGCTGAAGGGTGGCTGTTACTCCAAATCCTCAAGGACGTGCGCCAGTGGCAGCGACCGGAATACCACGCTGATTCCGCAGAGGACTGCGTGGCCTATGCCGCCCTCAAAGCCGAAGCCCTCGCAGGAGCTCAGTAATGGCCGAACGCAAAGTCACGGACGAGCAGATCATCGAAGCCTTCAAGACGATGAGCCTGCGACAGGCCGCAGAGCACTTCGAGATGAACCAGCGCAGCCTTGAAAAGCGCAAGGCCAAGTTGGCACTGCGCGGGCACATCCCGGAAATGCACATCGAGGCGAAGCTGCCGTCGTTCCTGAAGATCAAAGGCACGTCCCAGCTCATGCGCCGCGGTGAGACAGAGCCGTTGTTGTCTTGGATCAAGACGAATACCGACGGCGAAGCATTAGAGGCCCTCATTCGTGCCTCCTGTGATGCAGCGGTGAAGGATCTGCCGCACGTACCCGCCAGGCCATCAACCGGAACCTACCTGCCTGACCTGATGACGGCCTACCCAATTGGTGACCCGCACTTCGGCGAATACATCTGGGCGGCCGAGTGTGGCGAAGACTGGGACCTGAGCATTGCCGAGCGCGTGCATTGCGCGGCCATGGCTTCACTGGTTGAGTCTGCGCCGCCGACCGAGACGGCGATCATCGTTAACCTCGGGGACGCTGCACACTACGACTCCATGGCAGCCATCACCCCGCGCAGTGGGCACCACCTGGACGCAGACAGTCGCTACGCCAAGATGGTCGACATCCTCATCCTCGCCATGCGCCAGTGCGTTGAGTCGGCCCTGACGAAGCACAAGTTCGTGCATGTGGTGCACGTCATTGGTAACCACGACGAGACCGGCGCCGTCTGGCTGAGCCGCCTGTTTGCCCATCTGTACGCCAATGAGCCGCGCGTCACCGTCGAAACCTCGCCGAGCGTCTTCAGCTACTACCGCTGGGGCAAGAACCTGATTGGCATGCACCACGGGCACACCAGCAAAGCCGACAAGCTGCCGGGCGTTATGGCAACCGACCGCGCCAAGGACTGGGGCGAAACCCTGCACCGCTACTGGTGGACCGGGCACATCCATCACGAAAGCAAGAAGGAATATCCGGGCTGCACCGTCGAGTCGTTCAACACCCTGGCCCCGAACGACAGCTACGCCACTGCCGGTGGCTGGAGATCGCGCCAGAACATGAAGGCGATCGTCCTGCACCGCGAGCACGGCGAAGTGGCTCGTCACACCGTACACCCGTCGATGCTCAAGGAGGTGGCAGCATGAAGCAGCTCGATATATTTCACCTGCTGACGCAATGGGGCATCTGGCTTCGCTATGGCGACGGCATTCCGCGCTACGTGTCACCACACTACGCACTGATGCGAGACAACGTAGAGCAGCACTCGAGCGCTCCAGTGGCAATGATCAGCGAAGACCTTTGCATGCTGGTTGACGGTATTGTGGCCAGGCTCAGGCACCGCAACGAGAACATGGGCAAAGCCCTGATCTACCGGTACGCATGGGGAGTCAGCTACAGCGTCATCGGAAGGATGCTTGATGTGTCAAAGCCGCGGGCTGAGTCGCTGGTGAAATCCGGTGAACTTTGGGTTGAGGCAATTATTGACGACAGGCTCGCAGACGTTGCTTGAATCGTCCGGACGCTTTGGGGTATATTGATTACCAGTATGCGGTTTTACCGCTTCGAAAGCAGATGAATGCGCATAGTCGCAGGGTAAGCCGAGAGGCGGCATGGCATTTGCTCAAACCGTCATCATCTGCACCCATTCCAAGCCTCGCCACAGTGCGGGGCTTTTTTGTGCCTGGAGTTCCAGATGACTGTCACTGTCGACGCCAAGCTGATCGAGATCGCTCAGTGTCTCGCAGCCACGGCATCGCAGTGCAAGGAAAGCGGCATGCCTAAGCTCGCTGAGACATTCGCCAAGGCTGCTGCTGACCTCCTGGCCCAAAGCATCCAGAACACCGAAACACTCCACTAGCAGATTTCCACTGATACCGCTCCCCAGCGGTCTTGGCGCCTCACACGGCGCCTTTTTATCCCCCAACGCCGAGACCAACGAGGCGCCTATGAGATCGCAAGCCATGTCAGAACCCGGACCGTTTACCGCTTTGGGTGGCATCGCGCTCTACAAGCTCGGTGCCTTTGGTTTCGTAGCGGTACTGGCA